TGGTTTGATGAGCCATCCCTCATTTCGTATCCAGTAACCTCACTCAAAATACTTTTGCTTGACTTCAGCACAGTCATCACTTCTGGAGGGAGGCTAATAATTCTTTTCACTTTCCCACCAAAGGAAGCCCCCCTGTCCAAGTAGTAATATGCTTCACCATTGTTTGAAAGGTAAATCATTTGCTCCTCTGAAAGTTCCCGGAAACTTTGATTTTGATTTGGGTTGAATATCAAGTCATACAACTCGCCTTGGTCAACTTTTGTTTTTTCCTCACCATCAATCGTGTATAGTGTAATAGGAAGTGAAGCTACTCCTCTGGCAACTTTGGTGACTATTGAGTACCATGAATTGTTTTTTGAATATCCGTTGTTGATGGCGTTTGCGTCGGTCATCTTAGAGCCAGAACCACCGAAAATGTTGGCTATATCAGTAAGGCTGTAGAAAGTTCGCTGTTCTCCTCCTGTGGCTTCTGTAGACCTTGACCAACTAAGGTAAGATTTGAAAGCTTCTATTCTTTGACCTGCCTTTAGGAGTAAATTCATCGCGTTCCGGTTTCAGCAAATTTAGTAAATGAAATCAACTTCTACCACGAACTACATTCAACCTCCAGTAGGTCATCACATAACCGAGGGCATCCATCGCATGATTCCAGAGATCTATGGGAAGCTTTGCCTTTGTGTCGGCCCAAACATAGTTGTTCAATTCTTTCTCGACATCCGGACATGGACCGCAAAGAATTATCTGGTAGTCATTTATCCACTTTATTCTTTCCTTCACAATTCCTCCTCGCTTAAAAGCAGGTTGGCAATTGAACCAAACTCCATCGGCTTGCTTGGTCCTCAGTTCGTTGATAATGTGCAACTCAGAACTATCAGCTATCATTAGGTCTTCCCTATTTGGAACGTGCGCTGTAAATAACTTTTTGATCTCACTTGCAGACTTGGTGGGTTTGTAGATTAATTGCTGTATGTAGATTTTTTTGGACTTTTCATTGATTGCCACTTTTAGCAAGACGGTTGGATCTGAGGTCCCCCAATCGACTCCATAAATGTAGGGCAAGCTATTGTCCCAAGTACCACGCTTCCAGTTTGTGAAGATGGCCCCCTCCAGTGGAGCAAACTCTCCAAGTCCATAAACTTTCCACAAATATTCATTGGCTGTTCCGTTTCTTATGTTTTTCTCTGTGGGCTCATAACTTTCAATTCTTCGCCTCACACTTGGGTCAATGAACCTATTGTTCCTGTAGGTAGAAACAACGGTCCGTACTCCCGGCCTTTGCTCCCAATGATCTTCCATTAGCCAAAAGTCACTTGAAGGGTTGAAGTCCATCCAAACCACTTTACTCGTTCTCATTTGTACCTGAGTGAATATCCCTTTTTTAACTCCATTTACCTCATTGAAGAAAGCATACTGACGTTTTCCGTTTTTGGCGTCTTGTTCATCCTCATAGGATTTGAACTCCAACATTGATCCGGATTTGAAACGATAAAACTTATCGCTTTTGTTGAATGGTCCATACAGGAAGGATTTAATCAAAGGACTGGAAGCTATGATGTTTTCGCAGTCACGCATGGCACCAACTTTCAGGTTTGGAATGTCTTGTCCAACTACAGTACAAAGACTTCCGGGGTCGTTGTGAAGGGTTACAAAGATAGCCTGAAGGATGGCGATAGTTTTGCCTGAGGAAGTACCTCCCCTGTTGATTATTGTTTCAACTCCTTCTGGTGGGTCGTAATTCGCATGAAAGATTGGAGTCGTGCTTAAAGCTATCTTACTCATCCGAATCTAAGTTGTCTTTAATGTCAGGCATTTCACCCGAAATTTCAATGACAATCTTACTCGGTGGTAGGTCGGCCAGACCATGATCAAGTCGTTCAACATAACCACGCTTTCTTCCTTTTGTCTTCAGGTAAAAAATTATAGCCGTTGTGTCTTGGTCCCTAATACGCTTGTGCAATTCTGTCTCAGCAAAGTCCAGTGCTATATCTGAGATTGATTCTACTTCTGCTTTATAGGCTGGATCGTCTTTCAACCAATTGTAGTGCTGAGTCCTTCCAACTCCTGCCGAACGGCAAGCTGATGTGACAATTCCCAAAGACTTTTCAAGTGCTTCAAGCATTGCCTTTTTATGATGTTCAGTTTTGTTCATCTAAGTTCGAATAAAGCGACTCTCTGATTCCTTCTGCAATACGAAGGTACTGCGTTTTTTGGAAAACAGGTATATTTTGGTCGATGGCCTGTTCTACAACGTCGAACTCTCTCTCTTCAGGGACTACTTCATAGTCAAGGTAAAGGTAGTTTTCACACTCCTTCACGAATTCCAGTGTTGTCGATGTTTCCGGACTCATTACTGAGACAATTGGAGGTCCATCGTTTTCCATGTAGTACAATATTGCGTCTAAGACATTGTGAACGTGGGTGAATGTTCTGGTGTTCTGTCCATAGTTGAATACCTTGAATGGCTTCTTTGACTGAATGATGCCAAAAAGCGACGAAGTTCTCTGTTGTGGTCCGTAGACGTTGTGAAATCGAAGGCCGATTGCTTCCGGGTGGTATATTCTGCAGTACTCTTCGTTCATGTGCTTACTGATTCCGTAAAGAGAGGTTCTTTTAATGACCGCACTGCTACTGGCGTATATAAATTTTGCTCCAATTTCTCTTGCGTATTGTGAGGCGGCTATGAATCCCCGGACGTTGCTATGGACAATGATTTCATGATTCGGGTTCCATACCGATACTTCTGCAGCTAAATGAATGATTACGTCTGGTTTGAAGTTGGCATACATATCGATGAGGTTTACATCTTCCCCATTTTTCATGTCTATTCCGAGGACTTTCAGGTTTTCAATTATTCCAATACCCAAAAGAAACCCAAGCCTTTCCTGTAGGTTTTTACCTATAAAGCCTTCGCTTCCTGTAATGATTACATTCATTTCTTCAACTCAATTTGATTTGGGTGGACATACCTATAGTTTTTCTTTTCAGTGTTTCCCTTGAACCGATTTCCGAAAACAAGTATTCTGGTCATGTTCGTTCTCTTGTTTCGTCCGACTACAATACAGGGCATAAGGTAGTCAATTGCTTTGTCTCCGTAAACGTGTCTACACTTTAGGAAATGAGTCGCATTATCTGGTGTTTGATCTGCTTTTGTCATATTATTGGATTACTTCAATTTATGTGGCTTTGGCCATCCCCAATTCACCATTTCATCGAATAGACCGGGTTGTTTTGGGTCCAAACATTCATACTCATCCTTTATGAAGTCGGCTTTGGTTTTGCCCATCATTTTTCCTCGTTTCGTGTGAACATCGAAGGCGTATTCTGGAACTATTAAAGGATCTTTCCTGTCTTCATCCAGTTGCTTTTCTATGTCCTCTTCAGAGAGTCCCATGTACTTGTCGTAAACAAAGTTCTGCAGATGGTCTGCGTCCCTGTTCTTTGGCCACTGGCACATCAACATTACTGCCTTGCTTACAAAGATTCTTCCTTTGGGTCCTTTGGCATTTTTATTGACCAGTTCATGTCCCCGGTAAAGGGCGTCAACTTCCTTGGTGATCATCCCTCCAAGATCTTCGGCTGAAATTGTGAAAAGTCTTTTCCAGACATAGTTCCGGTATCCTGACTCCCAAAGTTCCAGAGCAAAGAATCCTGCTACTTTGACATCGTTTCGTCTAATTGCTTTTTGAAGTGTACTCGCAGCTTCGTAAAAGTCATATCCACGTTTTGTTCTTAGGTTCATTTTGTTTGTTTGTAATTGACTGAAATATAGGCATTTATCCTAAAGTGATTGATACTTCAAAACTTGAATCTTACCGTGACATCGTATTTCTTTACCAACTTACTACTGATCCGGTTCTTCTTTAGGTTGACTACATCACCAAAATACTTTCTCAATCTTAGAATGTTCTTGATTTCTTCATCATGGTTTCGGATTTCAGCCAACCCTCCAGTGCTTTTGAAAGTTTCTCTGTGTGAAAAGTTGTACCTGTTATCAATGAGAATCTTCCTGTAGTGGTGCTTGACTAAGCAAGATATCATGAAGTCTTCTTTTAGCTTGAACTCCTCGTTCCAGACAACGTGTTCCCCTTGTATGGCTCCATACGCTCCTCCATTGATGCAATTGCTCATAGAGAAAGGCTTGAATACTGGATATTGTTCCGGCCTTGGGTTCTTGGTAAATCCGAAAAGGTGAACCCCAAGAGTCTTTGCTAAGTCGTACAACTCTAAGATTCTTTGGTTGACCTCCATTTTGCTGTCAACTTTCTGGTGTTCACCCATGTCAACATACATCTTCCTGAAGGACAAACAATCGTCATCCACCATGAACAGATCTCCAAAATGATTCAACATCCAGTTCCTTTTGGGAACCAATCCCTTCACCGAATCTGGGTGACTTACAATTTCGCAGTCTGGGTTGTACTCTTTATAAGCTTCCTCCTGAGACTTTTCTACACAAATGATAGGTGAGTCTATCACTTCAGTAGTTAGCACCCTGTCGGCTCTGTTGTGGCTTGGTACTACTATTTTACAAGACATTCTTCAGGTCGTTTACATGAATAACATTTGACTTGGCTATTTCTGCTCGTTTATAGGATTTCATCTTTTGCATACCAAGACGCTCTCGAATCCAGTTCAAGTCGATTTCAGTTTCACAAACTATTACAATCAACTCATGGTCCTCATCGAATCTTGGGGCAATTGGATATAACGCTGTTTCATCACCCATTCTATTGAAGCGGTCCTCAAAATCTTGGTCGCTTTTAATGTTCTCTACTCCGGGTATCTCAATTCCCATGTCGAACAAAGTTTCTGCAGGCCATTCGTTTGCAAGAACATCGTAGTCCCACTGACCTTCGTGGTGGTTGTCTTTGATTACAAATTCTCGACACAGATCTTCGTAGGATTCATCAACATACTCGACTTGATTTTCTTTTGCTTCTTCTCTTCTGGCTTCAAGATCCTGCTGATACCTTTCTTCAGTATAGACATCAACCGGAATGAGTTTCCATTTCAGGTCCTTGCAAGCTGCCAACCTCATGTTTCCTCCTTGAATGACATTGTTCTTATCCAGAATGACTGGCCTCAGTTCCATGAATGAAGGAGTGCGCTTGATTGACTTTTTTAATCGATTGAACCGATCTTTTTTTATCAACCTTGGGTTGTTCGGGTTCGGCTTTATTTCCTTGATAGGAATACTCTTTGTCTTCATGCTTCTTTTTTTAGTTTTTTCAATGATTCCATTATCAGCTCGACTGCATACTCATCCATCAATGTATGTTGTCCTCCGTACCAGTTTAACATTTTGTAGTTTGAATTCCATTTCAAGTCTGGTAATTTCATGGACCTTAATTGGGAACCAGAGACTCCTGTGAAGTAATGGTAGCAAGATGTAGGTAAATTTCTATTACCTATCACGCAGTATTTCGCTTTAATGTCTGGAGGCATTTTTCCTTTAATCCAAACTTCATGATTTCCAGAAATGTATCGAATGGCTAAGTCGGCTGATTCTCGAACTTTGTTTTCAATGTCCAATTTGTATGGACTCAACAATTCATTTTCGGTTCTTCCATGCTCTATGAATCGACTCAACTTAGTTGGTGGGTATTTTGTAATTACCTCCTCCAGAAACTCGAAACCAGATACATAAATCATCACCTTTTCATTGTTTACTCCTGTTCTGAAGATCTTTAAGTCGGCTCCTTCTAAGTTGGACCTAATTTCTTTCTCTATTTTTCTGAGTTCTCGCTTTTGCTGAATCTCTTGCTCGAATTCTTCGTCTGTCTGTCTCATTTCAAAAGGTGTATCATGTCGTAACTAAAATTGCTGAGTTGTTTCCGTCCCCATGCTTCTGCTTTGTCGAAGTTCATGAAGATTCTGCGTGTAAGTCTGTGACCTTCTTCCGCATTTAAATATTCAATGTAGCACATCATTTTTGTTTGTTTTTTTGTTTGTTTGATGGTGCGAATATAGGCTGTTTTTCAAATTCCAACATAAAATATCGGCTTTTTTTCAAATTAATTCATTGAAACTCATGCAGGTCATACATCTGAATCCTACTCCAAAGTCAGGGTGTTTGGGGTTTAGGTACTCTGGTTGGTGATGAGTCTTACCACATTTGGGACAATCTAAAATTGGATAGTCTTCATAGTAAGAACGAACCTGTTTACATGGATCTATTGGTTTTAAGGACTTGACTGAAATTTTACAACTTTTCATGATCTCTATTTACAATATATCTCCCCTGAAGCAAACGTCATATTCAAGGTTGTCCATTGTCCAGAGTTTACCACTCAATTGAATTACTGAGGTTTCTCCTCCCCACATGACGTATATTAATTCTCCATTCTCCGGGACCACTGGCACTTGGTAGATTTGACTTTCATCTTTAGATTCATCGTTTTCAACCTCTATTTTCACTTTTACCATCATTCATTCAGGTTTTGAATTGCTTTGAATATCTCAAAAGGTATCTGAGGCACTACCGCATTTCCGTAGGCTTTAATGCTTTCGTTTCTCCATTTAGGAAAGGTAATTCCGTCCAATTTGTCGGGAAGCCCATCATCTCCGCCACAAATCGGGGATTGAGTTGGGAAGTTTTCCCATGCGCTTGCTTGACTAATTGTAGTACACTTCTTTTCTCCTTTTCGTTCCCCGTCATTTTTGTTCCACCCTCGCTTGCCGTAGGTGTTGGGAGCATTCTCGCTATCACATCTTCCAAGTTTCCTTTGTTTCTGTCTATTGATGTGTTCCCTCTCGCTGCGGCTTCTCTTGGAGTTGGCAGCATCCCTGACGTCTTTAAGCCCGTCCAAATACTCTTCCCTCCTTGCTTGAAGTCCGACTTTCTCCCCGTTTCCGTTGTTACGGTGGGCAACAAACCAGATTCGATCTCTTCTGTGTGGAGCGTCTTTGCCGCAAGCTGGAAGTAGAAACGGCTGTACTTCGTACCCTTCAGCTTCCAAGTCAGCGCACACCTCCTCGAATACCAATCCCCCTGACCAATTAACAAGGCCGCGAACATTTTCGCCCACAACGTAGGTCGGCTTAATCTCTCGAATTGCTCTAAGCATTTCAGGCCAGAGATGGCGTTCGTCTTCCTTCCCTTTTCGCTTTCCGGCTGTTGAGTATGGTTGACATGGGAATCCTCCGGTGAGTACGTCGATTTCTCCTCTGTGAATAGTGAAGTCTGTCTTAGTGATGTCTTCATAGCTTTTTGATTCAGGCCAATAATGATTTAATACTTTTCTTCCGAACTCGTTCCACTCACAATGGAAGACGTTCTCCCACCCCATCCATTCTGCAGCAAGGTCAAAGCCACCAATTCCAGAGAATAGACTTCCGTGCCTCATTTCTTCAGGTTTTGAATTGCTTTCTGCTGACTTGCCCAGTCAATTGACTCCTTGCTTATTCTGGCTACTTCTGAGGTCCTTTCAGCATTGATGTGATATTTCCCCTTGATGGATTGATGCATACTCTCTATGACCTCCAATTTGCTTTGCTCGTAATTCTGAACCCACTCACAGAAGATCTGGAAGTTGAATCCACCATACTGTTTGGTCTTCATTCCCTTCTTGAATATCAAGATTAACTCTTCAGCTTTCAGGTACCAAAATTCCTGACAAATCATTTCTGCAGTTTGGACCACCTGTAAATCATTCAGATCACATCGAACAAATGCAGTCAATTCGTTCAGCATAGCTGCTACATAGGAAATTCCAATCCCGGATCTCTTCAACTTACTCAGTTGGTACTCACTCTTCATGGCTATTAATATGTCCACGTTGGTTGAGAATGTTGGCAAGGTTTGAGCGTCGATCTTTTGGACTTTGTTTTTCATTGGTGAACTTTTCTTTGTTTCGTATCCAGTTGTTTATTGAGTGTGCATAGGACTTCATTGGATTCTTTCCAACTTTCCATCCGTTACTTTCATAGTAATCGAAAAAACTCTCAGCTTCCAGAAATGAATCATCCGGACTTAATCCCTTTGCTTGCATTTGCAATTGGATCATTTCGATACTTGGCTTTTCAAATTTCTTTTTTCTTGTTCTAACTATTGTTTCAGTTTCATTTTCATCTTCATCTTCTAAAGGGTTTGCTTTGGGTTTTCTTTGGGTTATGGTTTGGGTTTTCTTTGGTCTACCTCCCTTTGCCCCATTGATTTTTTGCTTCTTTTTGAATTTTGCTCGTCGCTCCATTTCTTCCTCCAATCTGGAGTTAAACAAATTACCCTCTTCATCCGTTTCGAATTTTGCGAGAACATCCACAGAAACGTCCTGTATGACTACAGAAATTGTTTTAGGTGTCAATCGTCCTTTTTGATGGTGAAGACACAGGAGGGTGATGTATTGGCCCCTTTCAACCATAGTAAGATCACTAACTCCAGTCAAAAAGTCTGACGAATAGAATAAAAATGCCGGGTCTTTCATCTGGTACTGGCTTTTTTCTGAAGTTCCTTCAATTTTTTTCTCGCCTTTTCGGATACTATGACCCCCTCATACTGAAGTTTATCTTGGTAGTAATTCCA